TGCCCAGTGCCCAGAAGTTCCTCGAACCGCCTCTTCGCGCTCCTTGCGGCTTCGGTGTTGGGCGCAGGGTCACCGCTGTAGGCCCGCGTGTAGAACGTGGTGGCGTCATCGAACACCGTTGTGGCTAGACGGGGGTCGAGTCCGCTGTCCTTCAGCAGCTTCTCCACCTCAGCACGCTTCTGCTCTGCAAGCTGACGCGCGGCCTCAGGGGTATCAGCGCCCTGCTCACGAAGGAACGGCAGCACGATGTCATGCGCCGCGATGCTCATGACCTGCGTGTCAGACGGCTCGGTCTTGTCCTTCGAGGTCTCCAGTGCCGCTTGCTCGCGACGGATCTCCAGCTCGATCTTGCTCAGGCCCTCGCGGAAGACCTTGCTGTCACCGAAGACCTGCCCATCGGCGTACTCGACCTCCTGAAGCATCGAGATGGCCTCAGCGAGCTCCAGGCCGTCATCGTCATCAGCAGCCACCTGACGCAGCATCATCTCGATGGCGCTCAGGGTGTTCGTGTTCCGCTTCCGGTCACCGACCTTGCCTGCCTGGGCGTAGACGTTCTTGACAGCGTCCGACAGCAGCTTCGCTTGCTCATCGTGCCGGGCCTTCTTGGTGGCGTTGCGCTCTTGGCGCCGCGTGGCCTCGTCAGGAGTCTCGTTGGGCAAGGCGTCATCCGGGGTGGCCGGGTGAGCCATGTGGACCTCAAGGTCGAACAGCTTGCTGCTGAGGGTTTCCTTGAAGTCTTGGTCCGCTTGCCAAGCGACGTTAGCGGCCTTGCCCTCACGGACACGCTGGTCCCAACTGCGCTCTAGCGGCGTCAGCCCATCCAGCAGCGCCATGTTCCAGGCTTCGCTCTGCGGGGTGCCGATGCTCTCAAGGAACTTCTCTCGCACCTCCTTGCGGATAGCAGCAGCATCGACACCGGGCTGCATGGCTTCCTCGAGGCGGCTGTTGAGAGCCTCGCCAACGGTCACCATGGTGCCGTTGGGTCCTTCGATGGTCTGTGCCTCGCGGACGTAGCGTGAGCCAGCCAGAGCCTGGGCGTAGAGCACGAAGTCCGCACGGCCGGCGTACTCCTCTTTCAGCCCCGGGAACTCCGTGGGCATGCTCTTGAGGTACTTGGAGACATCCTCGCGGGACATCGTCGGCATGTCCTTGAGGAAGCTCAGGTCACCGTTGAAGGCCTCGATGATCTGCTTGGCTTCCTCAGGCGACTGCTCGCGGCGGTCCTTCTCGATCCCCTGCACAAAGTCGGTCATCGACTTCGTCAGCGGAGCGAGGGCCTTGGCGGCTTCGAGCCAGTCGTTGCCAACAGCCCCCTCGGGCATCTCGACGGCCGGCGGTGCGTAGGTGTCCACCGGCGCAGCTCGGGGCGCCAGGCGCTGCTGCCCAAGGTTGAGTCGAACTTGGGGCCTCATCAGACCTGAGTCCCCCAGAAGCCGGCTGCGTTCATACCCGCAGCACCCAACTGGCCAAGGGCGCCGAGGAGGCTCGGGTCTTGGATCGGCTGACCCATCGCTTGGTTGACTCGGCCTTCCTGTTGAGCCCTGACGGACTGCATGCTGGCGTAGATCTGATCTTCCTCCCACTGAAGGTTGGTCATGCGTCGGGAAGCCCAGTCCTCGTATTCACGGCTGAACTGGCCAATGCCCTCGTCAACGGATCCACCCGCGACACCGCCGGCTGCCGCAGCCACACGGGCGCTGGCCTGAGCTTCTGCGGTGCGCGTCAGTGCATCTTGCACATCGAGGGCTGCTTGCTCCCGCACTTGGTTCTGGCGCTCCAGCAGGCCTTGGTACTTGAACCGTGCAGCATCAGCAGCAGCGGCCTGCGTCCGCTCCATCTTGAGGTCTTGGTACTCCTCCATGGCCTTCGCTTGCTGCTGCTGGCCGATGTACTGAGCACCGATGGTCAACGCGCTCATCGCGAACTGCATGTTCGCCATGGTCAAGGCCGCCCCCGACAGTTTCATTCCGGCTGCGGATGCTGCTAGCTGGGGTATGCACATCAGGGAATCCTCGCGAACTCGATGAACGGCTTCTCCCTACGGATGAAGGTGAAACCAAGGAACCGAAGCCACTTGTGGTGCAAGTGGTTGTCCTCGTGGACGACGTTGGTCAGCAGCTCGTACTGGCTGCCGATGCGCTCAAGCCAATCCCGGCTCTCACGCAGGAACTGACGGCTGATGTCTTGGATCTCGTCGGAGCCCAGTAGCCACACCAGGCCCGTCTGCGGATCAACGGGCTCAGGGGTGACACCGAACATGCCGATGCATCGACCCTTGTGCTCGATGCTGAAGCAGGGCTTCGACATCACCAGCCCAGCACGCAGAGCGGAGCGCGCTTTGACGCCATGGGCCTTGAGCTCCACGAGGTCAGCGGCCCGCATCCGCCCCTCAAGATCCTCGATGTCCGACTCCTGTGACAGCCGGACCAGCGCCATCAGAAGCGCGACCTCATGCCCACACGGGAGTGGTAGAAGGACTCCCATTCGCAGGAGAGGAACCTCGAGGGCAACGGGCTGTCGTTCTCCAGCTCGATGGTGACCCTGTCGTGGTCAGCCATCACCGGGAACTGGAAGTGCCCGTCGTACAGGCCAATGGCACCCAACTGCGTCTCAGGCTCGTTCAGCAGGTTGCCGTTGAAGACGTAGGTGTCCGGGGTGCCACCCTTGGCCGTCACCTTGACGCTGAAGAACGCGGTCTCGCCGTAGTTCAGACGCCCGTAGCGGACCCTGTGGCTCGCAGCGGTGATCGGCTCGGCGCTGTAGGTGTTCTTGCCTCGCTGCAGGTGGAGCTCGGAGAACTCGTACTTCAGCGTGTACTGCTCCCCGATGTAGACCGGGGTGCTGGTCTTGTCGCCGCTGACGGTCACCGTGTCAGCGCCAGTCGCCGTCACCGGGAGGTTCTGGCCACCGAGGGTGCCCCCGGAGGTGCGGGTGACCACCTGCATCGTCACGGCCGTGCCCAGGTCGTAGGGCAAGGTGAACGTGGTGGCGTTGGTGCCGGCGTCGTAACTGGAGGACACGCCAGTGCTGCCCTCGGTGACCCTGCGGTCCAGATGCACCCTGTAGGTCTCCCCGGTGTCCGTCAGGAACGGCTCGAAGTCCATGCGCTCCAAGCAGGTCTCGGAGCCGCGTCGGGTCACGAGGTAGAGGTACTGGTCCACCCAGTCCACGTTGAGCACCTCGACACCAGTGCCGCCGATGATGAACTTCGACCAGGCCGACTGAGCACGCTCGCCGCCGTTGATGAACCACTTGTAGATGTACAGCGTGTCCGAGGCAGCCGCTCGCAGCACCAAGCAGTCCTCGGTGGGGGAGGCCACCATCTGCTCCGTAGCGCCGACGATGTAGCTGGGCACCTGCCCCGTGATGTCAACGGCATCCAGCGAGGGGCGGTTGGAGCTCGCGTCGTACAGCTCGCGCACCTGCGTGTTGGCGCCTCTGGTGCCCACGGCAAAGATGCTCTGCTCGGACAGCGCCGGCAGCACACCTTCGGTGCTCTCGAATGCGCTCACCTCTGCGATGGACACGTTGGTGGGCGTGATGGTGCCGTCCTGCCCACCCTGGAGCAGGAACTGTGCAGCAGACGAGAACAGCACGAGGTTGCCCCGCAGCGGCACCGCGTAGTTCAGCAGGTTGACCTTGGTGCTCGAGGCCGCAACGGAGATGCGTGCGGAGTCCAGCAGCGTGGTGACCGTAGTGCGGAAGAAGTTGAAGTACTGCCCGACCTCGGACATCACCACGGTCTCGCCGGCCATGATGACCAGACGGTCCTTGTGGAACGCGATGCCCCTGATGGCGTCAGCCTCGGAGCCGCTGCTGGTGTCCATGAAGACGGGCAGCGGGTTGCTGTAAAGGTCACCAGCGGCCACCTCGCCCCACTTCGGTGCGGTGTAGGGCGCAGTGGTGCCGATGGAGCCACCGAGGGCAGCACCGCTCACCTGGGTGAACAGGAAGTCACCGTTGCTCAGACGCACCAGCAGGTGCGGCATGAAGGCGTAGTTCGGCTTGAACTCGATGCCTCCCGCCACGGCTTCCTCCCAGACGCCGTCACCGAACGCATCGGCGCTGGTGTCCGTGGTCTCGAACTGGACGTAGTAGGCAGTGGCGCCCACGGTGCCCTGGTCAGGCACTCCGTCGATCTTGATTGTGAACCCGTTGGGGGCAACCGTGGGCAGTACGGAGAACGTCTGCACCGAGTCCTTGATTACCGCGAGGACTGAGCTGGCAACGGAGTCATCACTGCTGATGTCGAAGTCCGCGCCGTTGTCCCGCTTGATCCAGATGGTGCTGCCTTCGCGGGCGATGTCGTAGTCCGCAGTACCCAGAGCAGCGCCGCTAGTAGCAACAGTAACGCCATTTGCACCCACAACCGAACCGGAGGTGAGGGCGTCAGCCAGAAGGGACGCGATGTAGTTCGTCTGGATCCCTGGCTCATTGGCTGCGTTGGTGCTGTCTCCTGTCGTGACCGTGACAGTGCGTGTGTCCACCGTCAGCTCGTAGTCGGTGCTGTAGTTGCCCTGCTTGACGAACGCCAGCGCCTCAAAGCCACGGTCGGGCGTGGTCGCCGCGTCCATCTTCGGCTGGATGGCCTTGTTGACGATGATGGTGGCATCGGCAATCGTCAGGAACTCGAGGTCGTTGACGGGGTCCGTGGTGGCTAGGTAGTCGAAGTCACCGCCGGCCCCAAAGGTGGCCACATCGCCGTTGATGTCGTAGACGGTGTTGACGGACCCATCAGCGAGGTCATAGACCTTCAGCCGCTTGTCCTGAGCCGCCACGACGTACCGCTCGGTGGCGTCACGGTTGATCGTGTGGTAGGCGACAGCGCCAGTGAAGGCTGCTGCGAGCTCACCCACATGCTCCGTAGGCGGCCTCTTGCGGAGCCCCTCGATGATGGTGCCAAGGGCGTTCTCCTGCACCTCAGCCTGGGAGGCGAAGCGCCGCGTCGGCGGTTGCTGGCTGACACCCCCGACCATGCTGTCGGTGGAGTGCGTGATCAGCCCCATCAGTAGCGGATCTTGCGGCTCACGCTCTGTCGGGCCACCACGCGGTACACATCGTTGTTCCCGGTGAGGTAGTTGTGATCAGCAGTGTCACCCTCGGCGTCCTTGAGGTCCGTCAGAGCTTGGTACTCGTCCGCCAGCGTGAAGTTGTGCTGGGGGCCGTAGCCCACCACACGATCAGCGAAGACCCGCGCAGAGCGGATCATGATGTAGCGACGAGCCACCTCGGGGAGCTGAGTCCACTCAAGGTTGTAGATGATGTCCACGGTCACGGTGTCAGTGATCGTGTAGGTGTGGCCCTTGCGGTCGTAGAGGAGCGTGCCTCTCTGGACTAGGTCGAGGTTGCTGTTGTGGCCAGTGGATCCATCGATCCGCAGCACCGTCTCCGCGAGCACGACTTGGTCGCCCACGGGGGTCAGCTTGACCTCGGTCTCGTAGTTGAAGGACCAGCCCCGCGAGAGCACCTCTCGGCGCGTCTCCCGCAGGATGTTCTTGGCGATGGCGACTTCAGCTCCAGCATCCAGGCTGCTGACTGGCTGGCTGCCGACTGCCGACAGCATCGTGTTGACGGCCTCAAGCTCGGTCGTGAAGTTGCTCATGCTCTAGTGGTGGGGAAAGGCCGGGAGCCCACGAATGGACCCCCGGCCAGAAGCATCACACAGAGTGGCCAGAGGCCACCCCATGAACGTCAGGCGCTGGTGCGGATGAGCGCGCACGCCTCCGGGCGGAGGTAGTTGTGCCCCATCGCGTACTTGGCGAGCATCAGCGTGCTCAGGCGCTCAAGCTGGTACTCGGTCGCCACGGACAGGTCCGCCATCTTCACGGTGCCAACGGCGCTGCGGTGGAAGCCGAGAGCGACGACGTTCGTCCAGTTGCCGTTGTAGCCGTTGGTGAACACGTTGTTCTTGGCACCGCTGTCTGCGGTCGAAGACAGATCCCCAGACCCGAAGTTGTTGGTCTTGACGATCGTCAGGCCCGCCACCTTCATCACGGTGCCGTCAGCGAAGTCGCCGTTGCCCGCAGTGAAGTCACGGTTGACGAGGTCCGTCTTGTCAGCCAGCAGGTAGTACGTCGAAGGCGCGACAGCGAGATACCGCTCTTCCATCGGCACATCGTTCTCGTCGAACGTCTGCGCGATATCGAAGCAGTAGTCGATCAGGTTGTCCACGTTGGTCGCGGCATCGGACTCCGTGATCACCTTACCGGCAGCGGTCACACCAGGGATGTTGGCCGATGCCGATGCACCGGCGTAGATCGTCGCAAGGATGTGCTCATCGGCCTCCTTGGCGAGCGCACGCCCGATGGCGGACGAGTACTCGCTGCGGTAGTCCCAGTGCGACTTCATCGCATCAAGGTCGTCAACGAGGACGCTCGACACGAGGCAGTCATCGATGAAGATCTCGCGCTCGGTGACCTTGATCTTGCTGAGGTACGCGGCGCTGTCCGCGTCAGCATCAGTGATCACGGACTCACCGGGGGTGTGCCACTTGGCAGCGGCGGTCCCGATGACGGGGAACGTGGCGCTCTTACCAGTCGAGATCGTTCGCGACATGGTGAGAGGCATGAACTTGTTGGCCTCTTGGAAGGTGGCGAGGATCTCACCGGCCCAGACCTTGAGGAAGTTGGCGTTGGCATCGCCAGTGGCCAGGTCCTGACCCAGCCGTGAGATATCGGAAGCAGCCATTGCTGGTCTCCTGTATCAGTTGTCTATCAGAAGTGGTTGTTGGTCCGTAGGACCCCGGTACTCCTGACACCTACTCCATCGCCTGGAGCAGCCGGTTGTCCGCCGAAGCGGGCCGGGACAGACATCGATGCTCGATGTCAGGCGTTCGTCTGTTGGCCTACAGGCTCACCGCGCATGCGGCGCTTGCTGTCGCGCATGCGGTTGGTCGTGTAGGCACCGCCGGCGATCGATGCGCCAACGGCAGCCAGTAGGTCCACAAGGTGGCCACCGCCAAGGATCCCACCAGCGGCAGCCTTGGCGGTCATCTGCACACGCTCGACCTCGGCCTTCACATGGTCCTCGAGCTCACCCCACGCATCTGCCACCGTCTGGTCCCGCTCCTCGCGGATGTCCTCAAGCTCCTCATCGAGCTCCTCTGCGGTGATGGTGCCGTCGCTGTGGTCAGCGTAGGCATCCAAGGTGGCCACCTGCGACTCTTGGAGAGCCTCAACGATGCGCCCCTCGGTCTCAGCGAGCTGGGCGCCGATGCAGGAAGGAAGGAGGACGAGGAGAACGGGCCAGAGGCGGGCAGCGTGCATCACATTACGTTGGAACGGGAGAGCCTGTCCTGCACGCGGGCGCGGAAGGCG